ATCGGAGATGAAGGACTTGGCTGCATTAGAGAACAAGACGAAAACCGCGAAGAGGGACAAGGGGACTATTGCGGCAGAGCAGATTGTCGATACGCAAAAAGAGGCGGCCAAGTATACCGGGGTAGCGGAGCGTACTATACGGAGATGGAAAGACGAGGAGGGGATGACGATGACGGCGGATGGGAAGTATATCAAGTCGATACTCGATATATTTCGGGTGAGTAAGGGTCGTCAGCCGTCCGAGGTTAAAAATAAAAAAGAGACGGCATCGGCGGAAAAAGAATCGATTCGGGCCGAACGGGAAAAATTCGAGTTCGAGATGCTTAAAGGCGAATGGGTACGCGTGCAAGACGTAGAGCGGGGGAGAATAGATAGAATCGGGATTGTCAAACGGGCCCTGTTGGGCCTGCCGCGCAAGATTGCCCTGCAGGTTGCCAACATAAAAGACCCCCGAAAAATCGAGGTTCTGATGGGCGAGGAGATAAAGCGTCTTATTAACGATTTTTCGGGTAACGTTTAATGATGAATAAAGCGGCGTCTAAAATCTGGTCTGCGAAAGAAAGGGAGGCGTGGCGATTGCCTGAGGCAATCACTGTTTCGGACTGGGCCGACAAAAACCGCATCGTCGCCTACGGTCCGGAGAGGGGACAATGGCGGACAGACAGAACGCCGTACCTGCGAGAACCGCAGGACGCATTTACGGATACTGAAGTGGAAATTATTGTTTTTATGACGCCGCCGCAAATGGGCAAATCGTCGGCAATATATAATATGATTGGCTGTTCGGTTGACATAGACCCGTCGGACTCTATGCTGGTTTTGCCGAGGGACGATAAGGATATACCTTACGTCGTAAATAAGCGGTTAAAACCAGAAATGGAGAAAATGCCAGCCGTGGCGAAACACCTGACGGGCAGGGTATGGGATTTATCGAACAGCGGCTTTTATTTTGACAATATGACTTTGGAATTTGCCGGCAGCAATTCGCCTGCTGACGTCAAGGCACGGTCGATTAGAAATTTATACCTCGACGACGTGGACGCATATCCTTCCTTTATGGGCAAAGACGTTAATCCCATCGAAGGGGCGATATCGAGAACGGACGCTTACTGGGACCATAAGATTGTGATGGCATCGCCGCCGACGACGCGATACAACTACATCACGATATGGTGGTACAAAAGCAATCAGCAGGAATATTATATACCCTGCCCGCGTTGCGGGGAATATTTCTGGTGGAAATTTTCGAGTCTGGTTTATGAGGATGACAACAGGGACCCTACCTACATCAAAGAAAAGGGAGAGGTTTGGCTGATGTGCCGCCACTGCCGCGGCAGAATCGACGAATGGGAAAAGCCGTCGCTGGTAAGCCGGGGTCGATACGTCCCTGAGGGGCAGACAATCAGGCCGGACGGCAAACTTTACGGCGAGCCGGTACAGAGCAAAAGAATCAGCGGATATCATTTTACGCAGTTGCTATCTCCGTGGAAGCGATGGGCGGAAATTATGTCCCTGTGGTTTGAGGCGAACACGGCCGAGGGGCTGCTTACCGGCAAATTGATGGTATTCAACAATACCGTTGACGCCGTTCACTGGGAAAAAGTCGGCAAGAAAATAGACAAAGACGAGACCAAAAAAAGAATAGGCGGATTTTCTCGGCGGACGGTGCCGCCGGAATGCCAGTTGCTTGTGGCGGGTGCGGATTATCACGAGTCGCAAAAGGGAATTGTCAGAATTGATTACGGAATCCGCGGTTTCGGGTACAACGAAACCAACTGGCTTATCGATTACGGCTCGGTGACGAGTTTTGCAGAATTAGACCGCCAGGTATTATTAAACCCTTTCCCGTGGGCGGACGGTACGCCGAACGAAACCCGCCCGTTTCTGGCGGTTATAATGCTTATCGTAGATTCGGGGTACAAACCCGACGAAGTATATAACTACTGCATAAAACGAAGGGGAATTGCACTGCCTTCGAAGGGCATCTCTACCCCACAAAAAAATCCGCTGTTTTTTTCCTCGCCGGAGGCGGCAATATTAAAACGGTTAGGTTTTCGCAATGAAAAATTTAAGGGTATGCAGCTTTTAAATATTGACACGAGTTTTTTCAAGGACCAGACGACGACCTGGCTTGAGATGGAAAACGGCGGCACAAAATATTTTACGGAAATACCGGATTATTATTTTAAGGAGCTTACGAACGAACACCGCGTGGAAATAGCGGATAGGTACGGACACAAACAGCACGAGTGGAAGACAGTCACCGAAGGTGCCCCTACGCACTCGCTGGATATAGAAGTATTGACCGCCGCTGCGGCCATGCTCAAGGGGGTCCATTATATGACGCCGGCGGCTGAGCGAAAAACTTTTATTCCCGCGGCCGTTGCCCAGCGATTGGCCGCAAGGCGGCCGTCGCCGGTAAGAGAACGGAAAAAGGGCGAGGGATTTTTGGATAACCTGCCGAACTTATGAAAAACGGATTTTTGGACAATCTGCCCGATATAGGAATGGGTCCGCCGGCCCCAAAAAAAGAAAATAAGCCGGTCAGTTGGGAAAACATAACCATCCGATATTTCAAACTTAAATGTCCCCGCTGCAATAGCGATAATGTCCCCGTGTATGACAGCACACATAAGCCCATTCGATATCATAAATGCTCGAAATGCGGTTTAAACTTCAAATCTCTTGAACAATAATCAAGCGTAAATCGCAAAAAGTTGCCGTTGTAACATCTTAATAATCAATGTTTTACAAAACTCGTTACTAATTATTAGTAACGAACTTCTTTTTTTAATTTTTTATAAGCGTAGTTTATAATCATGGCTGAAACGTTAGATGCGCAATTGACGCGGGTACAGGCCGCGATAGCGGCGATTGAAAGCGGACATCAAAGCTATTCCGTCGACGGCGTCACCTTCACGCGGGCAAATCTCAAAACATTATACGAAAGAGAAGCGAGACTTTTGAATCTGGTTGCCCGTTCTGATATTGCCGACGGCGGCAGGACGCTTGCGGAGTTTTAATGAGAGAGGTCAAATCCAAGGCCGCTTTGCGGGCAACGTCCGAATTAGTTGACGGCGTTGTGGGCGTCTTTTCGCCGAAGGCGGCTTTTGAGCGTAAAAAATATCGTTTCGGGTATGACGCGATAGATAAAACCCGCACGCGCAAAAAACGCACCGACCTCGGCGGTACGGCCGACCAGCATCTCGACGAGAAATCGCTTTACGACCTGAGGGAAATAGCCCGCGAAATGTGCCGCAACAATCCGCTGGCAAAAGGTCTGCTCAGAACGGAGCGCAACGGTGTAATAGGGACAGGCGTTAAAATCGAGGCCCGCACCGACGACGCCGGCTGGAATAAAGAGGCCGAATCGCTATGGTCCGCGGAAATGCTGGACAGTACTTGTGATATTACCGGCCGGTTTAACTTTAACCAGATGCTGCGGATGCTCTTTTTGGCATACCGCAGGGACGGCGATGCCGCGGTAATTTTTACCGACGACGGGCTGCAATTAATCGAAGGCGAACAGATCGGAACTCCGCTCGAATTTAAAGACGCTGAATTTTACGACATAGTGAACGGTATTGCCTTTTCAAAACAAACCAAAAAAATTATCGGTTATTTTGTTGGTTCTCCCGATAAATACGGGTACATCAAGACCGATTCGTACCGGAAATATCTTTCAGAATATGTCCATCATCTTTTTAATCCCGAAAGGTCAAGCCAGAGCCGCGGCGAGCCAGCCCTTGCTTCGTCGATAAACTTTATTGATAAACTGTGCGAATACGTCGATGCCGAACTGGTTGCGGCAAAAGTAAACGCCTGCTTCTCGATGTTCATTTCTCAAAAAGATTCTATCGTGCCGGACGGGTACACGGGGGGAATAAGCGGCACGGGCAAAGATGAAGACGGTAAGCGTCTCGAAAAGATTTCTCCCGGCATAATTGTGTACGGCGAGCCCGGCGAGGAAGCGATGGGAATAGGCCAGGTGCGGCCGGGAACGCTTTTCGACCCGTTCGTAATGCGAATGCTGATGTTCATAGGCCGGCCGTTATGCCTGCCTATGGCCCTGATATCCCTCGATTATTCCGGCGCCACGTTTATGAACATCCGGCTTGCGTATCAGGAGGCGAGGGATAACTGGACCTGCGAGCAGGATGACGTCGTAAGGCCCTTTGTCACGGCCGTCCGCAAGTGGAAATTACAGCAATGGCTCCGCGATAAAAAGATTTCTGCCCGCGACGACATGCATAAAATCGATATATACTGCCGCCGCTGGCCATACGTTGACCCGTTCAGGGAAGCGCAGGCCGACGGACTGCAACTCGAAAACAATACGACGAACAGAACGATAATCTGTGCGCGTCAGGGCGGGGACTTTGCCGCAATCAACGAACAACGGATAAAGGAAGACAATATAATAGGCAAATCCGAACCTTCAAAAAAACTGGATGACATTGAAGACGGGGAATAAAAAATGGAAAAAGAGCAAAAACAAAATAATACGGCGGCGATAACCACATGCATATTCAGGCATCTTGGCGAGATAAGTTTTGCAAAGCCGGTCGAAAAAGACGGCGACGTTAAAAACGGCAAATTCGGCATAGTCGGGTATTCTGGGCAGATTATACCCCAACACTGGTATTGGGGTAATCTCGCTTTCGACCTCGGCGGCCTGCAATTTGCCAAAAAGCCGACGCCAATTCTCGAAGATCACCTGAGCGACAAAAGAATAGGCGTTACCGTCCTGCAGGAAATTACGGACAAGGTTTTTGTCGAGGGCGTTTTCCTCGGCAACGCCAACGCACAGCAATTACGCAGCGATATGAGGGACGGTTTCCCGATGGAAGCGAGTTTATATGTCCCTCCATCTATTATAGAGCGAATTGAAGAAGGCGAAAGCGTGCAGGTAAACGGACATACCCTGAACGGACCCGGTACGGTATTCCGCAAGGCGACCATCAAAGAGATCAGCATCTGTACGTTCGGCGCCGACAATCAAACAATATCAACGGCGTTTGCCGAGAGCGGCAAACAGCTTAAATTTACCGTTTTAAACGATAAGGAGAATATTATGTCAGACAAAATGACAAAAGAAAAGTTTGCCGCCGAATATCCGGATTTGCTCAAAGAAATTATTAGCGAGACAAAGGCCGGAATGGTTCAGGAAATTTCCGCCGCAAAAGCGTCCGGCGCGAAAGAAACCCGCGAGCTGTTCGGAAAATTCGCCGAACAATTTTTCGACGACCCCGCCTTGTGCGTCGAGCAATTTAAGGCGGGCGTTGCGCTCAACGATGCGATTGTTGCGCAGAACGCAAAACTGAAAAAACAGCTCAGCGAAAAACAACCGCCGAAAACGCCCTCCAAAAAGGTTGACCCGGCAATACAGGAATTTTCAGACGAGCAAAATCCGCCGCAGACCCCTGTCGACGAAACCGAAAAAAGCGACAACGAACTAAAGGAAAAATACGCCGCCGACAAAAAACTGCAGGATGAATTCGGCAAGGTCGAAAACTACATCGCATATTTCAATGCCGTTAAATCGGGGCAGGTGCGATTACCCAGATCCGCCGAATAACGGAATGAGGCGGAATACCCCGCCGAAAGAAACTAACAAAAAACCTTTAAAAACTGAGGAAAAATTATGAGCGACGAAAAAAAGAATATAACAGAAGAGCTGCGCGAACAAAACGAACAGCTCAAAAATCAAAACGAGCAGCTCAAAAATCAGGTTGCAAAATTGCAGCAGGCACTGAATGATAAGCAGCCACCGAGAATAAAGGGCTTTATGCTTGAAACCTACGACCCGTTCGGTATTGGCGTCATCAGGGCATATTGCAGGGCGGGCGGTAAATCTAATCAACCGGACCGGCTGCCCTTTGTTTTGCCGGAAAAAGACGATGCTACAAAAGCGGCCCTCGGCAACTACATACAAAGGGCTGCAGGTGCAAATGACAAAGAAAGGGTATCTGCCGCCGAAAAGTTTCTTAAGAGCTGTTGATTTTGAATTAAAGAGAATGTGTTTTAAAATTTTAAGTGCCAAAAGAAAAGAACAAACAAAAAAAGGAGATAAAATATGGCAACATTAGCAGTAGACGCCCCGATGACCGAAAGTATCGGGGATAATGGTATAGGAATCATTGCAAACGACATCGTATTTGAAGGCGCAATGGTAGGGGACAATGCCGCCGGTTACGGCAGACCCCTTGTCGCCGGCGACAAATTTGTCGGTCACTCAACGAAAAGAGTCGACAATACCGTGACCGGTCCGGGCGGCGTAGCCGGTGCGGCCGGCGATCTGAACATACCGCTGAAAAACGGGCATTATCGGTTGATTGTTCCTCTCGTGGGTACAATCACCGACGTCGGCCAGCCTGTTTACGCCTCTGACGATGCGACATATACGTTTGTCGCCACGAGCAACAGCTACGTCGGTTTTATAAGCCGCTACGTTTCGGCGACGAAGATGGAAGTCGAATTTTGTCCCGGCGAATATGACGAATTCGGCGCAAACGAAAAACGCGAGACCAAGAGCGCTAATTATACCGTTGATGCGCAAGACACGGGCAAAATTATCTATGTCGATACCGACGCCGTGGTCATTACGCTGCCGGCGATAGCGACGGCTGTCACCGTAACCTTTGTCAACGCCGGTTCGTTTGGCACGGTTGGTTTCAGCATCAGTCCGAACGCCGCCGATAAAATTATGGGTCCTGACCTTGCTGGTGCTGACAACAAGGACCTCATCAATACTAAGGCAACGGCCAATCGCGGCGACTATGTCACGCTTACTTACGGTACGGCTGACGGATGGATGGTGACGGTTGACGGCATGCGAGGAACATGGGCACAGGAGGCTTAATCCTGAGGGCGTAAAAGTTTAGGTAAAAAACGAAATTTAAAAATTGAATAACGGGTTTGATTGCGGGCAGGCCTGCCCGTAATCGACGCAAGAACAAAAAACGGCATTCGGGTGCCCGAACACTCGACTGCCGTTTTTTTGTTGCCCGTAAAAAGTGAAAGGACATAACTATGGGAGCAAGTGCTTTAGGCTCAAGGGCGATTATCGGCAAATTATTCGCCCGGTTACAGCAGTTAACGGGGACTTCGTGGCTCGATCTGATATCGATGTTATTCGACAGCGACCAGGAGTCCGAAACATACAAATGGCTCGGCCAGATTCCGCAAATGCGGGAATGGGTCGGCGGCCGCAACGCCAAGGCGTTCAGCAGCAACGGCATCACTGTCGTCAATAAAAAATTTGAGGCAACGCTTCAGGTTCTCGTCGATGAAATCCGCAGGGACAAAACTCAACAGGTTCAAATTCGAATCGACGAATTGGCCGTTCGTGCCTTGTCACATTGGAACAAACTGCTTTCCACATTGATAACCAACGGCACCGGGGCGACGAGCGGTCTGTGCTACGACGGTCAGTATTTCTTCGATACAGACCACTCCGAGGGCGACAGCGGCACACAACTCAATCTTTTGGCCGCAGCCCAGGTTGCAGCCCTCAACGTCGCAACAGCTACTGCCCCGACGTCTGCGGAGGCCGCAAAGGCCATACTCGGCGTTATTGGGTACATGATGGGTTATCTCGACAACGAGGGTGAGCCGTTGAATGAGAACGCACGGAATTTCCTTGTTATGACAAGTCCTGCCCTCTGGCAGCATCTTGCCGGCGGCGTATATTCGGAAAAAGTCGGTAGCGGCGAGGATAATCCTGTCCAAAAAATAATATCCAAAGAAGGATTTAACGTCGGAATCGTCTCCAATGCCAGATTGGCCTACACAACGCAATTTGTTGTCTTTCGCACGGACGCCCCGGCAAAGGCGCTTATTCGCCAAAATGAAGCCGATATTGAGATACAAGCGCAAGCCGAAGGAAGTTACGAAGAATTTACCAACGACAGACACCTATATGGCATCAAGGCAAATCGTAATGTTGGGTACGCGTATTGGCAGTATGCCGCCCATGCGACGCTGAGCTAAACATAAAAGCCATCGCTTTCCACAAAACCGGAGCGGGCCGAATGTTTCTGCTCGGCCCGCATTCCGGTTAAGGGTTGACTATGAACAGATTTAAAGGGTTTTTAAATAATCTTCCAGTAATAATTACGCTCGCCGGTTTTGCAGTAGCCGGCATCATGGGATGGTGCGACCAGCAATCGTCAACCGAATATTTAGCCGAAAGAATGGGTGAGTTCGAAGAAAACGGATCCAAACTGGCGCGAATAAACGAGACCAAGATTGAAATTTTCAAGGAAACAATGAAATCCTACGAAAAAAACCAAATGCAATTTCGGGAAGATAACAGGCGCGAGCACACAGAAATAAAAATTATGCTAAAGGATATTTTAAATAAAAAATAATGCGGCCGATGAATAAAAGATTGATTTATGAGCAGGTAGACTATCCGGTTGTGCTTACTGCACAGCGTAAAGTTCGGCAAAATGACGGACTGTTTACCGTCGGCAATATCATATCGCTCTATACAAAACCGTTCAACTGGAATACTCCGCCAGAATATCACACCGAAACCGGATTCTTTGTAAACGGCGGGCTATGGTTCTTTTCCTCGGTTATGGGGATAGGAACGCGTTGGATTTCCGCCGGCGAATTGCTGGTTAATTCCGATGAATGGAACATCTACGCGGAGATATATAAAAACCCGAAAGATGTTGAGGATATGATTGATAGGTCTAATGATGAATTGGGTAAGGGATATGATTACCTCGGTTTGGCCGGTTTTGGCTCAATTTTGTATGGGTTAAGTTTGTTGTTTAAGCAAACCAAAAGACAAATAAGCATTCTTGCCAAAGCGGTCAATCGGGAATTTCTCTGGTATTGCAGCGAGGTAAGCAATTACGTCACGTCCGGCAAGTGGCTTCGAATTGTGTCCCCGCGAAGATATACGATAATAATCAAGCGTCGTGGGGCGATACTGCTGCCTCAAGGAATAAATTTAACGTGGTGGGTTAAATATTTTTATGCAAGAACTGTTTAAAATAATTAGGGTGATTATTATCGCCTTACTGCTGTTCTTTTTGGGCTGGTGTACCCATAAGGCAGAAGCGGCAACGTTCACTCACTTTGATTTGAGTTCGGGTTTATATATTAAACTGGATGGCTGTCAGAAACTCGCGAACTATAAGTTGATATCTTATGGCAATGTAAAAAGTGAGGGGATTGGCGTGTGGGATTAGTTATAGCTGATGATTTGAAGTCCGTTATTTACGACGGCGAGGCCGCGTCGGCGATAACATACACGTCGCCGGCGGGCGTTGTAACGGTGACAAAAGGGATTCCGGGACCGGAAGATACGGCTATCGACGATAGTGAACACGGCGAAACGGAAATATCACGCAGGGACATTACGATAATTACGGACGCCGTATATGGAATCGCCGAACCCGAAATAAACGGAACAATCGTTATTGCCGGCGACGCTCGAACGTGGGAGATCACGGACGTAAAAGATAAGCGGCTCGGTAAGGCAACGCTGGCCGTAATAGCGCATCGGCACGTCAGCAAATACCACGAAGGTTATAAACATAAAGTTAAATAATCGCCTTCCTCCGCAGTGTGCGGGCGGCCTGACTAACCGCCCGCACACTGCGGGGAAAAGGGAGTTATGATGAGCAGAATGCTTAACGGATTTTTAGCTAATTTGCCGGTAATTATAACGCTGCTCGGAATTGCGGTTGCCGGCATCGCCGGCTGGTGCGACCAGCAGGCGGCGACCGAATCGCTGGCGGAAAAAGTAAGGGACATCGAAAAAAACGGGACCGACGTTTCGCGTCCGCATACGACGCAGATCGAGGTTATTAAAAAAGTATTGGATTCGCTCGAAAAAACCCAATCGCAGTTTCGCGAGGATAATACCCGCGAACACGGCGAAATAAAGTTTTTGCTGAAAGATATGCTAAAAAAATAATGAGACAGCTTAAAGAAAAACTCGAACAGTACGTAAAAAATAACGGCGTTTCCATCGCTCAAGTGAGGGAATTGTCCCCTGAATTCGTGCGAAAGCAATTCGGAAGGGATTATTCGGATACGTTCATTAAAAATTGCAAAACGGCTATTTTAGAAGAATTAGCGTCTGAAAACAGAACTCAAGCGTTCGCCGCCATTAAGGCACAACTGCGAATTATTGTGCCGAACGCCGAAATTGAGATTTCCGACGATTGTTTGATAATAAAGTTGGAGGGGAAATCCAATGGCTAATATTTTTAATACTGAACCGGCCGTTTTCTTCGTCGGCGGCACGGGTGATAAGACAGGAAGCGATTATGCCGGCGGATGTACCGAGGCGTGGCTAATCGCCAAAGGCAACAATTTTACGTTAAGTAACATTATGGGTAATCACGGCTCGCCGTTGGTTGCGCTCAATGATACGGTTACGTGGGGCGGCATTGTAGATTACACGGCTACGGGTCCGGCGGGCGCTTTTGCCGCCGTCGAAATCGGTATGGTTGTTTACGTCAGCGGACTTGGGACGTCCGACCGTTTCAAAATTACGAATAAATTCAGCGACACGCAAATTGAAATCGCCGGCCTCAGCGACGCTCCGGGTACATTTTCCGTTTTTAACGTCGGCGGCGCATTTCCGATTCTGCAAACGCTGGTCGGCAATATGGACGCAGCGTATTATAGACAAACGATTTTCACGAACAAAGACGAAACAGGTCTTACGACAAGAGTCGTAGATTGGGGACTAACGGTAAATTACGAAATCCGCGTTGTCGGATTCAAAACGACTATATGGGACAGATGCTACGGGGGACAGTATTATAAAGATTCTGTCAACGGTTATGTTGTTTGGCAGCAGGACAGCGGAACCACGCTATTCAATCAAGAACGCGATAATTTGAGAATCGAAAATATTTCACTTTCACAAAGCGCTGCCTGCATATCGTATATGATGACAAACGCGAACGCCGTTCGAGGCACTGTTTTTTGGAATTGCAAATTTGATAAAGCAAACAACGGCATGCCTTGGCTGTTTTATACGGGCCTTTCGGGTTGCAAGACGAGATTCTTCGATTGTGAAATTTCGGCGAGCAATTTGAATGGGTACATCATCCAGCATTACGGTGAAACCCATTTCTGGCGTTGTAAATTCAGGATATACGGGCAAAATACCGTATCACTGTTTTTGGGTGCGGCGCCTACGAGTGCGAATTTAAGGGACTGCATCATTGAAATAGACAACGTGGCATTGACGAACATATTTTATTCGACCGCAAAGCCGTGCGTAAATATGGTGAATACGTCGCTCGTCTTAATCGGGACGGGGACATTGACTTATATTGCCGATACGGTCGGATACGCGATTTTAGTAAACGACAGTATTTTGCGTTCGGCAGGCGATTTGTTCAACCCGGCGACTAATCCGGTCAATTCCTTATTCAGGGATTTTTGCGGATACAACTGCGTCCCCGACGCCGTGTCGAGATCATACCCTGGCGACGTTCAGTCCGACCCGCTTTACGCCGACGCTGCCAACGGCGATTATCGGCTTCTTTACGGCAGTCCCTGCCTAAATACCGGCAGACCCGTTCCGGGCGGCCTGACGCAATCATTGAACGGTTACAACTCCATGGGCGCATGGCAGCGAAAATCCTTACTGGAGATATAAATGAATAATGGAAATCTGCAAATCAAGAAAAACAGCACGGACGTAACGCTATCTGTGTTATTGAGGGACGCATTTAACGGTTCGCCGAAAACCGGCGTTACGCTCGCCAATTTGGATATGTATTATATCCGCGTCGAAACCGATAACGATGTAACCATTAGTAGTAAAATCGATATAACTGCATTGACGGGGCTGACTGACCCGCATACTGATAATAAGGCCTTTGAAATCGGATACGGTTTTTACCGAATCGATTTGCCGGACGCCGTTTTTGCGGAGGGCGCAAATAGAGGGAATATTATTATTATAGACGGAACGGCGGGGACAATTCTGCAGGCGAATATCGATTTTGAAATTGATTCGATGGTCGAGCGAATTTGGCGCAGATTTTACAAAAAATGTACCCAAGACGCCGACGAACTGAAAACATACAACGACGATGATTCCGTAGCTACGACCCAAACGATAACTTATGACGGTGCGACAAAAACCGTGGGGAATGCGATATGAGTGTAAATCCGACTGGAGAACGCGGAAAGGCAAAATTGAATTTGGTCAACCTTTTGGCCGAATCGGCGACGTTTCAGACGGCAATCGGCGCTACGGGTACTTCGGCGGAAAAGATTGCGGCGGCAAAACTGCGGCTGCACAGGGCGGCTTACGCTCCAGACGAGATAACGGGTTTTGTAAGGCCGTTCGGCCTGATTTGTTCGGTTGACCAGGATGAGGCGGATTCGATTGCAATTCAGGAGTTTGCCGTCGGCGGCGAGATGGAGCTGCGATTCGAGAGGGACATAAATTCGCAGCATATAAACGACCCACAAATGTCCGAGACGGATTTTGAAAATTTTTATGAGGCCGTTTTAGCCGACGCCATGACGCTGTCGGCTCAGCCGGGCTACTTTGTAATAAACAATTGGAAAATAATAGAAGGGCCGGCCAGATTTCAGGACGGCGAAAGTTCTCAAAAATGGGTTTACGGCGTAAGAATACTGATTAGCTGGGGACTCGCATAAGGAGAAAAATATGAATGCCTACACAATATCGGCGTTTAAACATTCGTCAACTCTGTACAAGGGTATACAGAGTTTCACGTTTAACCAATCGCTGGAACAAATAGTCAATTCCGGCAGCGGCGGCGTTGACCCGACCTTTGTCGGAGTATCGAAAATTCAACCGGAGGCGTCCTTTACGTCAACGGCCATAAAAACGATTCTCGGCTCGCTCGGAATCGGCGGCGTCGCAATGTCGAGCGATAAATTCTGGTTTCAAAAAATGGCCGCAGATGGATTACGCGGCGGCGCCTCGGTGCATATCCAAGCGACGTTGGCAAACGGTATAGTTATACCCACGCAAATAAGAGCGCCGCATGCGGCGGCTGCGACTATCGGTTTTCGCGCCGTGCCGAGGTCTGCAGACGGTACGGCGTCCCCGATTGCATTAATCAATAACGGCTCGCTCGAAACAGCGCAAAGCTCCGACGCCGAACTTTATACGATGGGCGCCGTTACGCTCAATGGCGTAGCCCTTCCGGGTGTTGATGAATGGACTTTGGATTTAGGGATAAACCTCTGGGTCAATAGCAGCGATGGCAAGGTGTATATTACCGATGTCGGTGTTTTAAGCCGCAATCCGGTTTTCACCGCGCGGACGTTTGATATGGACACTTATTACAGTTGGCTCGACAATGGTGTCGCTCAAGGGGAAACCGATTCGACGTTTGTATTATCCGACCAAGCTCTCGGCGGCGTTCGCGGCTCAAGTCCGATTACGTTCACGATTGACGCCGGCATGGCCCATTTCGAGGATATAACCGGCCGTCACGGCGAGCGGCTCGGCGGCTCGGTTAAGGTGTTGCCCGTTTGGGACGGGACAAATGATATTATTGCCTTAAGCGGATTAACGTAAAATGGCAAAGAAAACAAACGAAACAATTACCGTCGAATCGTCGAGAAAAACCCTTCACGCCGCACAAAGGGCTTATGGAAACATTGTGCGAAAACCGGTTGTAAATATGTCGGCGGCTGAATTGGAAAAACATACGAAAGATTGCAGAGAGGCCATTATGGCCAAAAGGCGTGCCGGCATAATTTTAGACGCATTGCAGCACAATAAGCCCATCCCTGATGCGGATGACGCAATCGAAACGAGGAAGGTAAAATGAGCGGATTCTTATATTTTTTAAAAGGCGTCAACATCGTTAATTCCAGTGTTATCGACAAATTCGGACTTTCTTACGCGATTTCGCCGCTCGACGAATTTACTCAAAGACAAGCGGCCGGACCGGATGGGGACGGTATGCTGCTCTGTCTCGGCAATAACGCAGAACGGTTATTTTTTAAGCCGGATGAGCAGGTATGGGCCAAATGTGGAAATTATTACGTCGGGCATTACAAAAACGAATTGCCCGTGGAATCCGCCCTGCGCCGCAAAAGGCAGTTGGCCGGCCATTACGTCGAATTGGCCGACGGAGAACGCTGGCTGATTCCGATTGCGAGGATTATCAGCGGCGGCTCGGCCCTGCCGCAATCGCTTATACTTGGGGACAATGGCGAAATCCTGACCGGCGAAATGCCGCAATACGCCGGATTTTCCGCAAAAGCGCAGAAATTATGGCAGGATTTCCGAATCGAAAATAAATGGGACGAAGGGACTCCGCAACTGACCGCAAAAGATAGAATGGAATTGGCAATCGATGCGCTGGCGTGGAATTATCGAATCGGCAGAATCGAGGTGAATATGCTGCATTTATTGACTACGCAAAATCTGGCTGAGCTCATGGCTGTGATTATAGACGTTCCGACCTTGATGGAGATGGCGCAGCGGCTCGAAAGCGATAAAAAAAAAGACGTCCCTGTCTCCGCCGGCTCGAATATCAAAGGTGGCGCAGCGGATTGATTAAGGACTATTACCCGACTTGTGCGGACTTATGTTTATTATCGATGGAGTTGTAAAAAATGCTGCGAGGCGTAATGAGAATACAGGGCAGTCCGGTGGGGTTACTCAAGGAATTTAAGCAGGCGGTTAAAGAAGAATTACAGGGACTTGTCGTCGATTGGCACAAAGATACGGCGCCGGGACATTTCAAAAAATCAGCGAAGGAAAAATATAACTACGACGCGCGTTCCACAAAATATCAGCGGTACAAAGACAAAAAACATCTGCCGCCGCTGGTTTACAGTGGTCAAAGCCGCCGGCAGATTTTGCAATCGATACGCGTATCGGGTACGTTTAAAAAAGCGACCGGCGTCGCAAAGGCGCCGAGGTATTTTTGGATGACGACGCCGGGACATCCCAATAAGCCGGAAGAGCTGTACGCCTTAACGCAGCGGGAGGCCGAGGCCATGGCCGTAAAATTAAACAAAAAAGTAACGGCGAGATTAAACGCCGTGAAGGATAAAAAGGTGGTCAATGCCTAAAGTAGCATTCGTATTGGAAGCGGAGTCGGCTAACGCCGTCAACGCGTTTTTAAAACTTATCGAGGTGGAAGCCAAGGTTGCCGCTGGTCTGAAGGGAATCGGCGGCGAAGGCCGAAAAGCGAAGCAGGAGTTAAGTTTCTTCGATAAAGTCGGAGGGGACGTTGCCAAAACGGCGGCCGGTTTTTTTACGGCCTCGGCGGCGATGGAGGGGATGCGAAAAATAATAAACCTCGTCGGAAAAGAATTCGAGGATATGCGTCGCAAGGAAGATGAGGCCGCCAAAGCGGGTTTGGATTTTGCGCAGAATTTTTCGCAGGCAATCGGCCAATCTTTTGGCGTTGAGGGCGTTCGCAATCTCGACAAATTCGCCTCACAATTTCAAAACACGATTAAAAATATATCGACGCTTTCCGACCAAGGAGCCATCAAAATACTTACGGCGTACAAGGCAGCTTTTCCGGGGGCAACGTGGGGACAATCGCTCACGGCGGTTAAAACGCTGGGTCCGGTTGTCGGCTGGGAAAATGCGCCTGCAATGGCGGGTCTCGCCGGCGAACTGCAGGAACAGATGCCTGGCAAAAATATCGGGGACATTCTCGACATAACGACACAAATGAGAACGGCCGCGGGCGGCAACAGGGACGTTTTAGCCGAATCGATGAAGGTTGCGATACAAATGATGGCATCAGGCGTCGGCGGTGAAGAGTCGCTCGGTTTGACGATGGCCGGCCTGCAGGTGCAAATGAAGCCGAAGGCGATGGGCGCCGTTTTGGGAATGCTCACCGACGAATATCAAAAGAGCGGCGAATTCGACGCCGTAACGGGTAAGCGTAAAGATTTGACCGATAAACAGCGGATTGAAAACGATCTCGTCGGATTGTCCCCATCAGGTCGCCTGCAATGGATTATGGCCAATCCTGATAAGGCACAAACAATGTGGGGTTCGACTTACGCCAAAGTGGCGCCCGTTTTTCAAAGGGGGCGATTCACGTCGGCGGTTGAGGCAATTCAAGCGGCTCAGCAGCAGGATGTTTTTGCCCAAACGCTGACCAAAGCTGGGACACAAAGAATATTGGGCGCCGTAAATATAGAGGCGCAGCAGGCGGTTGAAATCGAGAAGATGTATGAGGGATGGGGAGAGGGCGGAGCCGCCGGCAGGGCAAGAAGAATGACCGAACAAACCCTAGCCGCAATGCCGCAAATAGGGGCATTTCATCGCAAACTCATAATGGGATCGACGGAGATTGAGGGACGTTTCGGCGGCGATTACGTAGGTACGGCGATAGAAAATATGGCGGCGTTAAAACAAAGATTTTCCAACAAAACGGAAATTTCTTACGCCGGCGGTTTCCGGGAGGGCATGGGCGATTATCAAAGAGAAATATCCAATCCGGCGTATAGTCCCAAAGCGGTTGAGGCGATAGATAAACTAATCGACCGGCTTACAAAATTAGCGGATTCGGTGTCATTAATAACCGAAAAAATCGGCAGCGTTGCGCCGTCGGGGTACATTGAATAATGAGCAGTATCGGGGCATTTAGTTTTTTGTCGCTCAAAGGTCCGCAGATACCGGCGCTGGCGGCGGCGGTCGAAATCATAGACCGGCCCGGCGTTGACGGCACGGCCAGCCGCATCGATGCGTTTAAGGCCGAAGAACTTACAATCAATACTATAGAGGGCGTAACAAATCTTGTAACCGCCCAGGCAGCGGCGGACGATTACGCCGAATTGAAGGGGACGCACGTTACCGTTGTTGATGAACTCGGCAGAACGGTTACTTACGTATTGGTCGTTGACGTGCGGGTACTTTCTGTTAAGGCGCTATTGTACTCAAATCCCCCGAACAATAATTATCTAATCAACGCCGTTTGGCTTTTGAAGCCGACTCTTTGATAAATATGGTGACAATAGAACAACCTGTTAGAAAAGGCACCACAAGTTGGCTACTGCGATTTTCGAGCGATTTGCCGAATCCGACGTTTTACATCTATCTCAACGGCATTATCGTCGCGCAAACGCAGTTGACGGAATTTACGGTCGGCGTAAATCTGAACGAAAATTACGTCATTGAAATCCTCGATGATTCCGACGCCGAACCGCTCCAGATTTTTCCGGGCAAGGTTCGGCTCGGATGGTTTTTTGTGTCGAACACGGAATATTACCGCGTCGATGAATATGTCGGCGGCGTTTGGACTCGGCGTAAAAAAATAAGGGAAAACGATGGGTATATGCAATTCGAGAGCAGATTTCTTGAAGACGGCCAGACGCATTTGTTCCGGCTCGTCCCCGTCGGCACGAACGGCAACGATGGGACGGCAAGGGAATTTTCGGTTTTATGCGTACGATATCCGGATGAGCCGGACGTTGATTACGAATATTCGAATACGACCCATTATTTGAGCATTACGGAGAATTAGTATGAACGAAAGATTTAAGTTGAAAGGGAAATTTGTCGTCGAATGTTTCGACAAACTCGGAAATCTAAAATGGAAAGAAGCAATCAGTAACCTCGTTGTCAATGAAGGCCTGGATTTGTCTTTGGATATAATATTCGGCGTAACGGCAAAGCCGACGTGGTATGTCGGCTTAATTAGGGACGATAATTATACCGGCATCGTAGCGGGGGACACAATGGCAAGTCACGGCGGATGGGAAGAGGCCGACGAATACAGCGAATCGACGCGTCCAACTATTACGTTCGGCACCGCCTCCGGCCAAGAGACATCTAACGGTACTCCGATCTACTTTAGTTGCAATGCAACAGAAACAATGAAGGGTGCTTTTTTAACAACCAATAATACAAAAAGCGGCACGGCCGGAAAATTATGGTGTGCGGCTTTATCTGACGGCGGAGACCAGGTAGTTAATAACGGCGACGTCGTGAAGGTGATGTATTATGCCGCATCGTCGGCTTCATAGGGCTGCTTCGAGCTTAATGTGCGATTTTTAGGCACGTAGCGAAATTTTATGAGGTTGATAGGAAAATAACAGATGTACGATGAATTCACGCACGGCGATACTTTGGGCTTGTTTTTAACTGGAGCGGCAAGCGACGGCGCTGCACAACCCGACCCTGATATGTCCCTCGGCGGGTACCGCGGCTCGAATTACGTCGAACAAATCGGTTTTTTTTTAACGGGCCAAATACCCGGAATAATCATTAAACGCGTATCAGGCGCAAATGGTGAGGGAATCGGCTGCCTCGAAACGGTTGACGGTGATTCGCTGCGATGGACTGCGCCGAACGGAACGCCAGGCCCTATCGTCGCAATAGCGAACGGACAAACAAAACTTTTAGAAACTGGCGTCGAGGCGAATGCCGCCAATCGCTGCAAATTTGCAATTGCAACGCGTTCGACGGCTGCAACCCTCAAGGGTATTGCGACGGTTACGCTTGTCCCCGTATATAATAACGTCATCGGTTCGTCGAACGTCTCCGGAGCCGAACAGGCGGCGGGCGAGATTAAACTGCGATGTATGGCATTCAGGGCCTGCAATGTAACGCAAGCAGTCAAAAATCTTAAAATATGGCTTGCAGCGCTCGGCACGCAGCAGACGAGCGATTCCGGCCAACTGCCTGCGTCCGGCGACGGGACAATCGAAACAAGCGGTTCGTTCGCCGACTGGCCTGCAACCGGATTTTGCCGGATTTCGACGGTCGGCGGCTCGCTGCGTGAAATTGTTTATTATTTGCAAAAAACAGCGACGATTCTAACCGTGCCGGCGGCGGGTAGAGGACTTTTGGGTACATCGGCGCTTGCCGGAGCGGCAAGCGATAAACTCGACGCCGTACCGGGAATAAAAATTGCGAGCGAATCTCCGACCGGCGGGGCATTTACGGTCGCCGCAAACGAAAACGATACCGCCGGCATTTCGGGTTTTTCTTGGTCAACCGGAATAACCGAATCGACCGGACTGAATATTGGGGACATTGCCGCAGGCGGAATGATTGGATTGTGGTTGTGGCTTATAATTATAGCGGGACAGACCGCAACGCCTTCCTTGCAAAATGCAATAAAATGGAGTTTCGACGCGCAATGACGGAATATAACGTTAGTTGTCACGCCAGTATATGGCTTCAAGAGCTGCCTTATCAGGAAGTAGCGTTAGTGCATGAGGTTAGTTGTCATGCCGATATCAGCTTTTCCGATTCTTGTGCCGAATCGGCGGAGTTTACCAAAATATGTCACGCTGCCGTTGAGTTTGATTCCAACTGTGCCGAATCGGCGGAGTTTACCAAAATATGTCACGCCACTATTGAGTTTGACGTTAATAATAAAGGATTTCTGCAAATATCGCCGAACGTCGGCGAGGGATTATTTAGAATTGCAACTGATGAGTTGGAACAATACGAACTCTATTTAATCACCGATGGTGTCCCTAACTATGATACGCCGTTTGCGGTTTTTAAGACGCTGCCCGCACAAATACCCGTCGAGCCGTTCGATATCACGCTGTGTGATTTATTGGCGCCGCCGTTCGTAATTCCGAACTTAAACCCGAACGTCAACTATCAATTTGTTTTGCGCAAAAGAAACAAGTGGGGACTCTTAAGCCAGAACGTTATCGGCTCGGATTTAAAACTCGACAATAATTACGACCTTGCCCCGAATCTGCCGGATGAGCCGACCAATATAAGCATTGTCCCCGCTGCCGGCGGCAAGGGACAAGTTAAGGCGCAGTATTTATTCGACCGCAATAACGAATATGCGGCGACGCATTGGGCGATTTGGTTCACCGATACGGGCGTTGACCCGAACCCGAATGATGCGCCGACTTTGGTTGCAATTAAGGGAAATAACGGAATCGCCAATCTGAATTGGCTGTCCCCAGCCGCAGACCATAACGACACGTTGAAGGTTTTGGTGCGAATGCGGAGGGTTGATGGTGTAAATAATTACGACAGTACGAACGCCGTAATTTATTCCTGCACAGCATCGACGGCAGGACCGGCTAAACCAGACGGCAAGTCGTTTTTGGGCCATACGGCGGAAAGCGAATAAAAAATGGCAATACAATTGAGAGCGGATGAGCAGGTTTTCAGTATTCCGACGTCCGTTTATTTTAAATTGAATTGGGGGGACGATTGGATTTATGCTCCCAATATTCAGCCGCTCTCCGCGTCGCTGGCCGCTGCGCCTGCGATGGGGACAGCAACATTTAAAGTTAGATATGGCGAGGGATTTTGGGAAAATTACGAACAAATGACAGACGGCGATGAATTAATAAGTTTTACGTATTGTTATATTCAAATCAGGGGACGAAACGGCAAGGACGAATTTATACTTTGGACAGGCGTAGTGCCTGCCGAAAAGTTTATGCTTTTAGGTAAAACTGCCCGCTCATCGAGCGCAGACCAAATCATTCAGGCCTACGGTCTGGATTGGCTTTTAGAAACGCGGCTTAACGGCGGCTGGGTACACAGTGAGAACTCGGCGGTTTTAATCGATTATCTACCCACCTTCAATCGCCGCCATGAGTATGGCGGGGACATTGTCGGCAATAGGTCAGCGTTAGCGGTCGAATTAAACGGCAAAATTTCTTACGTATTCGCCAATAATACCGAAACGCCGGCAACGTGGAGCGTTTTGGATATCGTTGATTATTTACTGGAACGCTATCAATTTGATAACGGCCCGCAATTCATACTTTCCGCCTCCGATAAAGTGGTTGATACGCTTTTAATGATAGAAAATATTTACGATTTTAACAATGTAACGCTGCGGCAGGCGCTCAATGCGCTGTTTAACCGCAATCGCGGATTTAGCTGGCGATATAACGTAGATGTGGAGGGGACGGTTACATTGGAGCCGTTCACGGTTATAGATGAAAATATAGCCGTCGGCGGCGGCGTAACGCTTCCTGCGAATAACTCCAAAGTGTCCCTCGAACTTTGGGAAGACAAACTAAAAACAACTGTTGAGGTAACACTGGATATTTCAAGTGTTTTCGATGAAATCACCGTTCGCGGCTCGAAAATGAAAACCTGCTGCACTTTGTACTTTTCGGGCAATATACTTCAAGGGGCATGGACCGACGCCGAGGAGACGACCTATAAAAATGCGGCAAAAGACGTTGCCGGGTATAGCGGATTGTCTGATACCGAAAAGGCCGAACTAAACGATAGATTTCGTTCTGCCGAGCGGTTCGGCCGAGTATTTACCACGTTCAGAATTAATCCGGCGTGGAATTGGAAAACTCTCGATGGAATTTGGTGGCGGATAACTAACCCGAAACTCAACTCAGCAGGGGACGTTGTTTATAACGCTCAGGCAAATTACTGGAATTTTGATAAACGTATTTTAAATTATCTGCCGTTTAAAGTGGGTTTCGATTACAGCGGAGCGAATCCAGTCGATAAGAATCCGAGCGGCTCCGAGCCGGAACACAGGGATATGTTTGTGCTATGCACAAAGGATGATAAATATTATTATGCGGAAAAACTCGAACCACACAACGCAGTTACGCGTCCGCTGCAAAGGGAAATGGGATTTGAGGTTAGATTCAATCCGCAGTATTTAGCCGCCGAAAATTATTGGACCGACGCAGAGCCGGCGATGTACGCCGAATATGTTTTTATTGATTATTCGGAAATGCTCGCTACTGTTTTTTTGGAAACCGACCAATTCGTAAAAGTAACGCATACTTTGGGTAATTATGAGAACAAAAGAATTTTAACACTCGATGTCCCCGACGCCGAATTGTGGTATGTAACGCCTGGAACAATTATCGATGTTAATGCCGCCGGCTCTTTGGTTGAATACGGCGGTTCGAATTTTATCCGCGATGACCGTCCGCGGCTTCGTGATGCACTGGCGGCCGCCGTTGCGTGGTATGGCAGAATTCGCAATAAAATTACGATTCAGATGAATGTCGTCGATGCCGCGGTGCCCATCGGGACAATGCTGACAAATACGGACGTTTCAGGCGTAGGCGTCGCCGGCTCGTGCGTTACGGCTGTCGAATGGAATTTTCAAAACGTAAAAACGACGATAATGACCGATTTTACGGAATTGGATATATCTGCGATGTTTCGCAAAAAATAATATATGGACATAATCGAATTAAAAAGAGAAATGGAATCCCTTAAGCGTCAAGTCCGCGAACTGCAGCAGCAGGCGTATAAGAGTCCCCTTCGCTTCTTGCCGCCGCTGCCGGCCGGCGGCGATATCCGCATGGCAAAGACGCAGGAGGCGGCTGATAATATTACGGATAATATTATCAGTTGTAAATTGGTAGAATGGAATGGTGGAACGGAAACGTGGGACGAAACGGGGGCCGCCTTCGACGTTCGATGCGTTCTAAGCGGGGGAACATCTTTATCTGCGGCGATCAGGCATCTTGATTTGGGGGATTATCTTAATATTTATGAAAATGACCATAACTGGTGGGCCTTGGAAGGTTTCCAGATATGGACCATCTGTGAAGAAGAGGCATAAAATCGCCAATGCTTATAAATGGCTGCGTAAAACTCGACGGCATGGTTGTACTTACAAATTGCTGCGAAATTTCAGGGTGTGTTGTAACCGGCGGTGAACACGCCGGCATGGTTGCGGTTAAAACATACGCAGACACTTACTACGCCTGCCTTAATTTAGTGACTATGCAGTTTAGGGTGGAAATTCCCGACGATGAATGTCCCTCATTTTGTAATTGCAGCGTTTGTGCTACGGATATAAATTGCATAATAATCAAATTGGAAGGCGTCAATAGTTGCCCAGGATATCACGGGGAATATCTGAACGGAGAATGGATATTGTCTTTAGAAGTAGGCGGGGGCGGTGAGTTCTGCAAATGGGCGTGGAAATCCTATCAGCATGTGCATATTGGCGTTTGGTTGTATTATAGTGGGCTGTGGGATGGGTATGTCAGAATAGCCGGCCATGCAGAGATAGATGGATGTCCCGTTACGGACCCTGGCGCTAAGCAAGCATTCTGGGGATGGTATTTTAAAATAGGTAATTGCGAAGCTAAATTATCAGGATATTATAGTAATCAGGGTAATTGCAGTACCCTTCGAGGATACGGTGGAACTGCCCAAATATCTCTCCTAAGTGAGTGGACGTTAAATACCTTTTACGATACTTTCAACAATCCGATTCGCTGGGGCGGCAAAATATATAAATGCAGATTAGCCCACACCTCGAATGTGGATAGCAAACCTGGTGTTGGTAAAGATTGGCGAACATACTGGAGACAAATAATATTTTGCTAAATTGTGATAAAACCACTAAACCTAAAGTCATAAATATAGAGGAGTGTTCTCGGTGTCTTTATATTAGCGAAAGAAAACTCTGGTGCTGTAAAATTGGTTTTTGGGTACGCCCGCCTGATTTAAATCCGAAACCAGAAATCCGAAATCCGAAACTGATTGTCCCCAACTCACCGGTTCCGCTTCCGCCGGAATTAACTAATAATCAAATCCAAGCTGACTATGATATTGCCGCTCGCGGCATTGCGTCCGCCGGCAAAATCCCCATCGAAAAAGCCGAATATGTCCGCCGCCGAAAAATCTGCATAGATTGCAGCGGCGGGTATAAATGTCCCCATATATGCTGTGGAATTCAGGCCCGCCTCGCCACGCCGGATTTTATCTGCCGGGATGGAAAGTGGTAAGCGTTTTTATAGTTTTCAGCGATAATAACTAATCTGTATTTTTACGTTAAAAACGCTGGTTTTTAAATAATACCCTTATTATCAGCTTAAAAACAGGGGTGTAAAAAGATTTGGGAAGGATAATCTACCATCCGACAGATTATCGGGGCTGTAATCGCTTCTAATGCGTTCGTTTTTCTGCGTTTTTAAAGCAATAATAGGGTTTTTTACCCTTTTCCGCCGAAAAAATATTTTAAAAAATCGCAATTTTGTTATTGACTTTTTCCGAGTTTTTGACGATAATAATAATGTAAGAAGTAAAAGGTAAAAGGTAAAAGGTAAAAGGTAAAAAGTAAAAAGCGAAAAAAATTTAACCCGCCCGGAGCCAGGGCGTTAAAGTCCGGCAAAAGGGAAAAATGAAGCACAATT